AAATGATAGCTTTGACGTTGTGGCAAGCTGTGAATGTTTTGAGCATAACCCTCAATGGGTGGCGACGCTAAAAAACATGATCAGGATGGCGTCAGGTTTGGTATTCTTTAGCTGCGCTACCACTGGACGCAAAGAACACGGTACACGCAGGACTAGCCCACAAGATGCGCCATTCTGCGGTGACTACTACCGCAACCTGACTGAAGAAGATGTGCGGCAGGAAATAGATTTGTCAGTATTCAAGCGGTATGAGTTCAGCACTAACTCAGATTGCCATGACCTTTACTTTTGGGGGATCAAATGAAGACCGGACTTTATAGCAATATCAATGCTAAACAGGAAAGAATCAAAGCGGGAAGTGGTGAGCGCATGAGAAAGCCGGGAAGTAAAGGTGCGCCCACCGATGCTGCATTCCGCAAGTCTGCCAAGACTGCACGCAAGACTAAGAGATAAGTTCTGCTGGCCTAGCCTTCCCTTCTAGGCTTTCCCCCGCCTTCCTCTGGCGGGGGTTTTTTACTCACTACCCATCAAGCCGCCTTCAAACAGGTACGTTCCCATGTGACCCATTTGGCACCAAGGCGCTGCATAAATCTTGCCGCCAATCTTGCGCCACTGGTGACAGAAGAAGTAATCCTCTGACAACAAGCGTTTGCTCTTTGGATCAATGGGATCAAGGAAAAAGGCGTAGATTTCCTGACCTGCCAAGTGCGTCATGTCGCTAACGTAAGTTTCTGTGTGAGGCTTCAGTTGCTCAAAGACCTCACGCTTAACCAGCATAAAGCCTGTGCCAAGGGCTGATACCTCACACGGCTGATCTACTGGCACGGTAATGGAAGTATCGCCTTCTAGCAGATTGACCACAAAGCTGCCTGTGTGGTTTTGCAAGTTGTCTTTGCCATCCAACACAGCTTGTTTAACCATATCCCAATTGATTTCCTTCTTTGGATAGATTCCACCTATGACATCAACATCGGCCTCAAGCATTTTGACTGCATCTTCTGCCCGAAACTTGATGTCAGCGTCAATCCAAAGTAGGTAATCAGCATCACCTTGCAGGAATTGGTGCGCCATGTTGCAACGTGCGCGGGTAATCAGGCTTTCATTGAACATGAAGGAGCAAGAAGTCTTGTAACCCTTGCTACCTAGCACGCCAATCAAGTTAATCAATGACTGAACAAATACACCGGTACACTGCCCACCATACATAGGTGTTGCAATAAAAATATGTTTCTGCTTTTCCATGTGATCTCCGTAAGGGTGGGGCGTGCCACAGTGACGCTGCGCCCCGCAACGCTCCTAACTACCTTCAGGCGAAGGTTCATCCTGTGGCTGATGGGGGGTTAATTCGTTACCTAACAGAGTCAGCAAGTCGGGAAGTCGGAGCATGGCTAAAGACTTATTACCATCCTCACGCATGATCACAAGGGGTATTTGACCTATCTCGCAAGCCTTCTCTGCTTGCTCCATAAAATCATACACCGCAATCTTGCGTCTGCGTTTGCATTCAATGAGATATTTGCCAAGGATTAAGTCACCTTCATCCGACACCTGATACTGCTTCAGGTTGCGGCGAATGCGTATGCCTAGCTGATCAAATATCGCATTGGCGACTTCACGTTCATAGCTTGCGCCACGCTGCCTGTTAAGTTTGCTCATGGTGGGGGTGGGGTACTCGCTGCGTCTGGCTCTATCCTTGACGATTTGTTAATCATCAAACCAGCATCCGCTTTCCCCCAAAAGAGTTAATAACAGTTTGTATTGCAGCTATTGCCGTAGCAGCAGGTTGTACAAGTAACACACCTACCTTGATCGCAGTAGGTATTGTAAGTGCAGGTTGCATAAACCAGTGGTGCGGTAATCGCTAACCATAACGCAAATAGGTATCTCATGTGACCTCCATTAAAAAGGAATATCGCCATCATCTTTCCGCTTGCTAGGGAAAGGGTTTACGTTGCCGGGGCCGGTGCTCTCAGGCGGCACCCAAGTATCTTCTTTGATCGAGATTAGCGCACCCCCTTTCGTGTCCTTAGTCCATGCTGCCAGCTTGATTGTGTCACCCGGAGCGTAGTGTTCAGATACCTTCAGTTCACCACGCCAGTCAGGGCTACTCGGCGACTTCTTATTACGGTTGCTGAGTAGCACGCCCGTACCCATCTTGCGTTCAATGTCTTGCTTCTCCATGTTGCTTCTCCTTAACTAATGAATAACGTGCTATCTCTTTCTTCCCAACACGCACCGTTTGCGTCACGATGGTGTGTCCATTTTTCCTAAGTTCCTCAATGCGTGCCGCCAGCCGTAGCACGCCGTACAGTCTTAGGCTATCAAGGGCTGTAATACCATCACCTTGCTGCAAATGATCTAGGATCATGGCTGATTGCCCCTTGCCGCTGGCTGGCTTCAACCCTTTTTTATTTGCTGATCGCAAGCCTCCTTCGCCCTTTTCACGCCCTTAGTCCATACCTCAAATAGCACTGGCTTCTCAGCTTCAATCATGCCAAGCACAAAGTCATTAGCGCCTTCTAGTGCTGTGATCTTTGCCAGCTTCTCGGCAGCGTTTAGCTTGCCGCTTGCCATAATGCTTGTGACCATATCCAAGTAGCCGTTGACAAACTCATCGTCGTTGGCATGGTAGGCATAGGCTTCAGTCTTTCCCGGCACCATAAAAGCCACACCTGTTGTCAACTTTGGTGGTGGTGCAGGTACTTCGATAGGTGTCACTGCTTGTGGTGTCACTATCGGAGCTGTACGCGCTTCCGGGATGGTTTCAACTTCAGTCTCATCAAGCATTCCGAGTCCACAATGTGCAAGAACCGACCTGCGTATTGCTTTCGTAGTCGCCTTAAGGATGGCATTAGCCAATTTCTCGCCGACAAGGGTTGAGACATCCACTGCGCCTTGATTCTCTGAAACTCTTCCGTCAGCGCCCGTGCATCGGACGGAGACAATGTAAATTCCATCCACACGTTCCCGATGCGTAATCTGAGTGGATAGCTTGTGTAAAGCACAGAGTTGCTGAGTAGCGCTTGCATTCGCGTAGAGGATTTGTTTTCCATTGAGAGTTAGCAAGTCAAAGGGTTTAGCGGCTGGATCAAGACCAACTTGGCGGCAGCGGTACAGGTAATAGTCCTGCTTCTGCTGTTCGTTCAGTCCTGATAAGTCACCACGCAACACAATGGATGATTGGATAGCAGGATCAAGTGCGACAACTGCCGACTCCCCTGCCATGTTGACTACATTACTCATGATGACCTCACTTCAAAAGGAAACGGCGGGAACCGGGTTGCTCGACCACAAACTTGTCATACATTTCAGGCATAGCGTTCTTGAACAAGTCTTTGGAAAAGGATTTAGTCGGCTTACTGGCCTTCCAAGTGGCTAGGATTCGCCCATCATAGGTCGCCAGTTGACTAGCTTCCATCATGTAGCCTTGCACTTTGGCAGCTAGGGCATCTTCCTGAGCTTCTAATGCTTTGCGCTGTTCTTTCACAATCTTCAGCATCTCGCAAATGTTTTCCAATTCCTGATTGGCTAACAGGCTGTTGCCATTGTCTTGCTTGTACACAATCTTTGCAGCATCGCCCATCGTTTCAGGATCAAAGTTTCTAGCCTTGATGCGCCCCCAAAACTGTGCCATCTCTCTGGCGTGTAAATCCCATTGCTCTTCTGAGAAATGCTGCGGGTAGTGGCAGATTTCCTGACCGCCAAAGCAGACCACTAAGACTACGTTAGGAATACGGTGGACTAAGGATTCGTGCAAGCATTGAACGCGGTAGCCTGTGTCAATGTCAGTTGTGCCATCGTCGCCATACTTCTTACGCTGGTGGATACCTAGATTCTTGACCTCGTAGAGTGTCTGCCCATCCTCTGAAATGTAATCAAAGTGTGAGGCAAGAAAGGAATGTTGCGGATGGTACAGAGCATAGTCAGCATCTTTGAAATTGATGCGTTGTCTGCGTGCAAACTCGCGCATGATGGGTTCTTGCATTACTAAACCCATTTGCACAGCTTCTACGCTGGATAAGTCATCTAACGGTTTAACGCCAATCTTCTCGGCATATACCTCACCGGCTCTGCCTTCGACAAAACGGCGTGCATCGTTAGACCATAGTGCGTTATTACGCACTTCGGGTGAAAAGTCACTCATGTTTAGCCCCAATTAGTTATCATCCTGATCCCACAATAA